CCACCAAGTCGGTTGCTTAGAGTTCTTATACTTAGGCCGCTTGGCCATGGCTACAGGTATCCAGCCCGCTAGTCTGTAATTCGGCGATGTACCCACGACGAGAACAGCGACGTCACTTTGTCGATCATTCTCGTAGATGATGAGCTGACCAGATTCGTAACGCGTCCACTTTACTTCGATGAAGCTTCCGACATCTGCCGTTTTCTTAAATTGAGAAGCCCGGGGATCGAAGTCGATGTAACCAAGGTAGCGAGCGACCAGAATCTCGGCCACGATTGATTCGGCCACTTGCGCGACGTAATCATGAAAGCCGAGCTGTCTGTCGTATCTGCTCGAAGCATCTGGCTGGCCTTGGATCTGAGCGATTCGTTCTAAAGCTACAGTATGAGCTAAGACCTTGTCTTCGATCGTGGGCTTTATCTTCATCTACAGTCACCGCAGAGCCAAGTTAACTTCTCTCCGCCTTGGCCCTTGGTATAACCGAAAGCGTCTAGCTTCTTAACCTTCGCGCAGCTGTCGCACTGTTCGACTTTATACTCGGCTATGACTTCGCCATTCTGTAGAAGCTTGGCTGTCATTGATTGCGGATAAATTATCTCGATTAAGTCGCTCATCTTTAGACCTGTGGCTTCCACTTGCCATCGCTGGCTAAGACGTACCATAGCGGAGAACACTGTGTCGCCTTGGTCTTCTCGACGCAGAACCAGCCGCCCCAAGCCTTACCAGTCTTAGCTTCGCCAGTCTTAAAGATTCGATGTCCATGGCTGCACTGTGGAGCTTCTGGAATTAGTTCTCCGCCTAGCTGCTTAGCGATCTCGTCCATTGATGATCCAAGGCTGGGAATGCCGCTCTGCTCGGCTTCTTCTGCCGTCTTATAGCTTGGCACTTCGCCGAACTTGACTGTCCAAGGGTCGTAATCGTCTGCCGTTGAGTTGGCTACCTTCGCGCTGATCGTCTCGACTTTCTCCATGTCCTGACGTGTCGGACGCTTATCTGCTCCGAGTAATAAGCCGATCGCTCTACCGATTGCCGATGTAACAGTGTCCTCGACGAAGAACTTCTTCATGTTGACGTTATAAGTCGCCACGTTACCGAATGCGTAATCGGTAGCCGATGGGTGTAGATCCTCGTACTCGCGAAAGATCTGGGCTTGGATAAGGACGTAACCCTTCTCGGCGTTAAAGTCCACGATGTTCGTCTGGACTCTAGCTGTAGGGTGTGTTAACCATAGGCGGGCAATTCTGGCCGCTACGTCTTCGTAATTGTCTAAGAAGCTCATTAGCGCACGTCCTTAGCTGCGTGACGAGATACAGCTCGACCGCGCTTAAAGCCTTCGCGCTGGCCTTCTCGATAACCGACTGAGTAGCTCATCGATGCCCATAAGATCCCAGCTATAGCCATAAGGACGAATAGTCCTAGTTCACTTGATGTCATTACTTGCTCCCGATACTGGGAGCGACGTTCGCGCTCCCTATGTAAAGAGTGAAGCAAGAACGCGGATAGGTCAAGATTCCCGCGTAGATGTCGGCGTGTCGATTGGTGTTTTGGGCTTGGACTTTAGTCCGTTACCTGCAAGAACTCCGCCCAGTGAACCAGTTAAGAAGATCTCGAGAGTCTATAGAAGATCGATAAAGGCCGCATCGTTAGGAGCTTGCGCTCCGATCGGCTGAGTTACGAAGATAAGAGCGTAAGTAATGCCAAGGGTAACGATTAAAAAGACGAACGCTAAAGTCGCGCCGATGATGAGAATGAGCTGCGCGTGTATGTCCTCGGGACTTCGACGCCTTTCGGCTCTATGGAGCTTCTTTTCCAAGGACGTCTTTAGTGCAAGTTCCAGTAGGGACGCATTCTGGCGGGTTGCACCGCGATTCTTTCCAGTTTTCATAATCTTGGCATTCGTAACGGATCCAGCCCTGATAACCACACGCAGACAGCCCAGCCGAAAGGACTAAGGCCAGACCGCCCGCGAGTAGTCTCCGAGTCACTTCCCCTGTAACCCGAAAGCTGAATCTTTAGGATTGAGCCAGCGTAGAACGACAGGCAGAACAGCGGCCGCGCCAGCTGTAAGAATCGCCTTCGGATCTGTAACGCCCGCCAAGTAAACAGCTAGAGACGCAGCTGCGAAGCTACGCGCCCAGCTTGCGAGTAACGCTTTTAAGCTTTCCATCTTTCTTCTCCTTAATCTTCGGCTTCGCTGCCGATTGAGTAGGTACTTCGACGATCGGATAATCGCCAGCATAGGCGACGAACTTAGGTCGTCCGAAGCCTACGATCTCTTTACCGCTCCCGAATGCCCGCTCTTTAATCATGACCATACCGCCGTTACGTTGATCGCCTGTTCCCGATGTATTACCTTCGATCGTGATAACGCTTTTCGGCTTAACGCCTACGACGATTCCGATGTGCGAGATACGGTCGACGCCATCATGCGGAAAGTCCATAAATGCAAGATCGCCGATTCTTGGCTCTGCATCTACCCAGCGACTTACTTCTTTTAGCTTATGCGCTCCCGCAGCTGTTGAGACCATCGATGGCAGCTTTACGCCCGCTGTGTGGAAGCACCAATTAACGAAAGATCCGCACCATGGAAGACCGTCCGCCTTAGTGAACTTTCCGTACTTAGTTAAGTTGTCGCCTTCTTCGACTGTGCCGACTTCGGCCAGTGCTACTTCGACGACTGCCGCAGCTGTACCGACTGGGTACTTCATGAGATTATCAACTTTGCTTCAGCTTGGGTAATACCAAGGCGATCTAGAACTGCTTGTTTAGCTTGCGCTTTTGCGATCTTTTCCGCTGCTGCATCGGCTTGCGCTTTAGTGTCGACTTCGGCTTGCTTGATCTCTGCAGCCGTTTGTTGGCGCTCGACGATTTCGCCCGTCTCGACGTTATGTTCGATTACTGTAGACATTAGATCCCTCTCAATACATAAGTGCCGCCGTTAAATGTAGCTGTGCCATCAAGTCGCATCTGAATCGATGTAACCGCTGTCGTACTGTTAAAAGCGTGTACGCCAGTCCAGCCGTTATCTGATTGATTCCACATTCCGCGAATGAACTTACGAATCGACTGACTGTAATTATCGATTTCGACGTACATCGAATAAGTGTTAGATCCTGTCGGACAGGTTTCGTTCTCGAACATTGGCAAAAGTGTCGAACGCGATGCGTAATTAGTGACGGAAGTTTGTAAAGAAGTGATCGCCGCACCTTCGTATACGTTTCCAGTGTTTGAGTTAAAACGAACGCCGAAATGAACGCCGCCAGTGGCCGTCTGTGGCCCGATAATCTCTAGTCGCAAAGTCTGATAAGAAGAAGAGAAAGAAGATAACGAGACTTCTGTCCCTGTAAGGCTGCCGCTTGCTAGTGTGGACCAACGGCTTCCCGTATACGATAAACCTGTAGCAGCTGTCGAATCTGCCTGTAGTAAGAATCCATTCGTACCGACTGGAAGACGAGCGTCTGTTGTCGAATAAGTGTAAAGATCGCCTTTAGTGGTAAGCGGGCCGCCCGCTGTTCCCCAGACGAAGTCCATGTCTGTATTTGAGTTCTTCTTTAAGAACTGGCCAGTAGTGCCGCCTTTAAGATCTGTTAAAGAAGCGTCGATAGCATCGCCAAGCGATTCGATTGCTGTCGCGCCGTCCTTTACTAAATCTGTCGACACAGGAACGGGCCAGTTAAACGAAGGCGTTACCGTTGGCATTTATTTTCTCCTTTATGCGACTACTGTCGCGTTTAACCAGTCTAGTGTAGGGCTAATGGTGTTCCATGTTTCGGAAGCTGGCACGTCATTCCAGCGGAACGCGTCGAGTGAATAAGCGATTGGCGTTACATAAAGATCGATAGCCAGAGAATTGTAGCCAGCTGAGAATCTCCAGCCCTCGACGAAGCCTTGGAAGTTAGATCCCATGTTTACAGGTAAGTCCGTAATGTTTACTGGCATTCCCATAAAGACTCCAATAAGAGAATTACGGTCTGAATCGCTCACGTTAGGGCTGCCTAGCGGATACCGAATCGACTCAAAATTAGCTCTAGGGTAAGCGCGAAGAGCTAGATAGAACGCAGCCTGAGAAGTTGCGTCCGAGCCGTTTTCCAGCGTCGTAGCTATGTTCTGAGCTAATGACCCATAAAGAGCGATGGAATCTGGATCGTCGTCTGTTACTTGTTGACCGTTTTTATAAGTGATCGTAATAGCATTACGGACGTCGCCCGCTCTTGTCGATGTTTGTAATCCGCTGGAGTATGCGTCTAAAGCTGAAAGATCTACGTAACCATTCGCAGCTAGATAAGTGCCTCGATGTGTGGAATCTGCATAGCCGATTCGACCTTCTGCATCTTCATAAATGTAACCAAGTCCAGAAGTTGCTAAACCTGCAACGAGTGAATAAGCATCTGTAACGCTTGCGCTGCGATCGGTTAGCTCGTAATTGCCTGGGCGATCGATTTCGCCGACTCCGCTGTTTTCTGCGTTAGCCCATGTAGTCGTCGCGTCGTAAGTAGCCCATGTAAGAGCTGCTGGGACTTCATTCCAAGCCCCGTAAAGAATGCCATCGAGTACGTCGTAGATCTGATCGCCTTCATAAGCTTTAGATAAGACGCCAGTAGTAAGAACTTTTGGCAGACGTGAAAGTGCGCCCAGAGCTGTAATGCTAATAGTCTGGACAAGTCCGCCAGTTCCAGACTGTTCTACTGTCGTAAGAATGTCGCTAACGCTACCGCCGAAGATGGGCACTGGCGTCCCTGTTGAGTTCTGGACGTAAACAGTTATTCCAGAGTTAATCGATACGGTGATCGGATCGTCGTCGATGTTAAGAACCGATAAACTACAGTAGCCCGCTACCGCTTGCTGATAGATGTCGCGGCGACCAGATTCGACGGTGAGATTTGCCAGAGTTATGTTCTTATACTCGACTCCATCGATAAGAACGCTCCAGACTGGAGTCCAGAGGCTCATACTTGCGCGAACGCTCCCGCGCCTAAAGTGCCGCGCGCTTGGGACTTATTGACTACATCGATAATCGTACGAGCTGCCGATTCTGGATCTCCGACTACGCCCATGTTTATCGTAATTCGTTCGGCTGTTGATTTTCCGCCTGTTGCTTCGGCGCGAGCTTTAGCAGCTGCTTCTCTAGCTGCGCGAAGTCTTTCGGTCTCGGCTACTAGCTCGTTCTTTCTTAGAATCGCTGCTTGCATTCCGCCAGAGAACGCTTCTAGCGGTGCGCCCGTAAATGTTCTTGGATCGCCGTTTGGATCATAGAATAACTCGGGTTTAGTAAAAGTGACGCCGCCAGATGGTGTTACTGGCGGGATCACTACTTCCGGAACTACAGAAGCTTTAAGTCCTTTAGATCCGTCTCCGAAGCCGAATAAATTAGTTACTGGATTATCTTTAAGGAAGTCGATTATCTTCTTTACAGCGTTAAAAGTATTGTTTAAGAATGTGACTAACTTTCCAAATGTAGTAACCAAGCCAGCAGCGATCGTTCCAATTCCTTCGAGTGCGATCTTAAATGCGCCGCCTAGAAGTGGAACTAAATACTTTTCTGTAAACTCCCAGACCTTTTTTAAGAATCCGTAAAATGGTTCTAACTCTGCGGAATTATCCGAGATTGCTTTTTTAATCTTGTCGAATGCCGATCTTAATCCTTCGAGAATTGGGCCTACGATCTTTCCGATCGCTGGAATAACTTCTCGATAAAGGAATCCCCACCAATCCGTCAAGATAGGAAGTAGATCTTCTTTTATTACTCTAAAGATCTCGCCAAATGCTGGCCCTAGTGTTTCGCCAAGATTCTTTGCGAAGTCCTGAACTGCTGGGATTCCTTTGTCGACGAATCCAGACAGAAGCGGAGTAAGCGCATCGAGAACGTAAGAACCTACTGTCTCTTTTGCTTCATCGAATGCAACAGTAAGACGAGCCATCTTTCCCTGAAAGGTTTCGGCTTGCTTAGAAGCTTGGCCCTCGAAAGT